CCGAAGCTGGGGCGTCGCTGTCTGAGGTCCTGACCATCAGGATCGCAGCCGCTGCACGGCGCCGGACTTTCTCCACGAACTCGGGTTCGTGCACGTTCGTGTTCTGACCGAAGATGCCTTCGTCCAACATCAAGCCAGCGGCGGAATGCGGGTGGATCCGGGGCAGCCCCATGACCCCGCGGTTCCGGGCCATGATATCCCCGTACAATTCACCGGCAGCGAACTGCTCTGCTGAGACGGCTCCTGCAAACGCCAGGCGGCCCAGCGCCGTGCCCAACCGCTCGTCCTTCGCCTGCCTGGCGGTCACGCCGTAATGGCGCTGACGGGCCTCAAGCACGGTTGCTGTTGCCTCGCGCTGGGTTTCAGCCTTCCCGGGCTGGACCAGTTTGCCGGAGGGGTGGCGGCGGCCCGTCTTGCGTTTACGACCGCGAGCCACGGACGATCTCCGGAATGAGCGCCGCATAGCCGATAACATCGATCGGGCCGTCGGCGTAGTTGGGGTCATGCGCCAGCCGCGCCAGCTTCAGGTCGATCATGCACAGTGTGACCTGATGGGCGGTCACCGGCGTGCCGAGGGTGATAGACCAGCGGCGGGCAATCGCCTCCATCTGGGTCTTGGGATCACCATAGGCAGCACCGCGATCTTCGAGCACCTGCGCCACGCGCTTCAGGTATCCAGCCGCGCTCATTTCACACCTCCACGGGTCTCGATGGCCCAGAGCAGGATCGCGATGGCATCCGCCTCGTTGTCGTCGGCAGGCGTAAATCCCTTGGCCTGAACGGCCGCGATGACAGCCGCCTTGTCGGCATTGCCCTTGCCGGCGATGAACCGCTTGATCGTGCCGACAGGAACGCCCTGATAGGCGACCAGATGCTCCTCACACCAGGCGGTGAGCACGGCCAGCAGGCCGCCATAGACATGGGCCGCGTCAGTGCCGACATGCCGACGGACCTCCTCGAAGTAGATCGCCTCGATCGGACCGGCATCGATGTCGAGTTGTTCCAACCAGCGCCGGAAGCGGAGGTACCGCATACCGCCTCCGTCGTAGCGGGTGTGTTTCAGCGAGACCGTGCCGGTGCTGATGTGGTCACCGGACGACTGAAGTGCCCAGCCGGCGCTGGTGCCAAGGTCGAGGGCGAGAAATGCTCCGCGGGTGATAGTCCCGCCGAGCTGGGCTTCGGATGCATTGGCGCAGCCATCGGGCTGCAATTCTGACAGGGTCAAGACGACCTCCTCTTCACTTTGGGCGGTCGGGGCGAGGCACTTGGCCGGTGAAGGCTGGGAGTTCGCCCGAACCCGAAGATGGGTCTGGTCAGGTCGTCATCTGGACAGGGGGCGCCGTCCGAGATCTTTCTTGTGCTTCAAGCGGGCCGATTGAAACTTTTGATCCGCCAACCCGTTGAGACGTATGGGTAATGTATAATCATTCAATTATTATTATATTTATAGGGGGATACCTCTCTCCTTATAAAACGCGCGCGTACGCGAGGTAAATATAGGGCTCTCCTTGAAAGATTGAATGATCTCCTGTTTCTCATTTTATGGCTTTTTACCATGCACTTGCATGGCGAAAAGTTGCATTTGACAGATTGGGCGCCGTTGAAGGACCTGGCGGACGTAGTGTGGTTCACGGTTTGGCGTCCTGCCGCAGTTCAACTTTGCGTCCGCTCCCGTCCCGCCATCCACCGGACCAGCGCGCCAACCGATAGACCATAGCCTGCCGTGTCGCCGAACCACGCATGCCAGTGGTAATGTCGCCGCTCTCGATCAGCGTTTGGATGATATCATCGCGGTCCCGGGATTTCAGCCACTGGGTCCCGCGGGTTAGCTCAGACTTGGTGATGCCCTTGGCGCCTGCGGCCCGGATGACTTCGCGCAGCCGTTTAAGGTGCGCCTCCGTTTCGGTGTCGGCCACATGGCGGTCGACTGCTTCCATCGCACGCTGGGCGTAGTGCCGCACAAAGGCGATGGCCCATTCAGCGTCGTCGATCGCAATGGATGGGGTGGCTGGATCACGACCAACCGCTACGATCATGGCGAGCTTCGTGGCGATTTCCCCGATGCGTGCCAGGATGGCAGTGAAGGCCGTGCCCGAGGCTGCGCGCAATTCGCCGGTAAGTTCCTCACTCAATGCCTTGAACCGGTCGCGCGCCTCATCAGTCATTGGCACCGTGGTCAGCACCAGAGCGGTCTGCGGGCCCGACGTAGCGCCCACCAGATTGCCGCGTTGCTGCCCACCACCGGAGGCTAGCAACTGCAATCCGTCGATGAGGTCAGCTGGCGGCGTCCGAAGACCAACAGTGATGTTTTCATCCGGATAGTCCTCGTCGCTGGGCAGGATCAGGAAGCGTGCCAGCGAGCCGTCCACCACATTTGCCCCTTGCAGCGCACCCCAGAAGTGGAGCGGGGTCGTGGTGCCGTAGACGCTCAAGCACGGCTGGACGATATCGCGCCGTTCGTTCGTGCCATCACGATTGGCGTATTCCGCTCCAAGGAAGATTCCGCCGGCCGAGGTGTAGAGCTCAGTCATGTTGTCGAGGATCTCGGTGATGTGGCGCGGGCTGCGTTTACGGTCTGCGGCCGCTGAGAGAAACATCCCGAACTCATCGATCTGGAACAAGATCGCCGGCTGGCGATGCAGAGCGGTCAACAGCCCCGCACCGGACGCAATCTTGTTGCCGCCCAGATGGTTCGACAATCCGGCCTCGAACAGCACCTCGTTGATGATCTCGCGGGAATGGTTCTTGCCCGATCCGCTGTCCGCAATGCCGACCACATAGAGGTTGGAGCGCAGGTTGCTCTCGGTCCGGTAGAGACGGCCCATCAGTGCGCCGATTGCGCAAAGGCTGGCACCAAGCGACAACAGTGGCTGCGGCCGGCGGGCTGTTGAGATCATATATTGGGTCAGATCCCCGACAAGCCCGCCCGGTATCGTGAGGTTGAAGGAGGGCTTAGTTTCACCCGGACCACCCGAAGCAATCTCACCCTCAAGGCCCGCCAGGAGGCCTGCAGCCGGGTGGGTTGCACCTGTCGGCAGGCTACCATCGAGTATCAGGCCCGGATCCGGCTTCCAGCCACGTTCCATGGCGAGGTGGTAGACTGTGCCTGCACCGATCCGATCCGGACGAAAACTGGCCCATGCCTTTTCAGTAGCGGGGACATCGTTCTTTGCTGCCTGATCAGACCAATCAGTGAAGACATCCTTGCCGGCCTCACCAAGGCTGCCCTTGATGGCCATACCAATCCGCACCCAGCTATCATAGTCGAGGTTGTTGTTGGGGATGTGGTTCAGCGCGGAACAGATGGCCTCAAGGGTGCCGGTTTGGGCGTGGCCTGGCGCTGCCGAACTGGCGCACGAAGGCGCTGCCAGACTTGCGGGCCGAAGCTCGGTGGGGATCAGCGCCAAAGCCTCCTCCATGAACGCCGCGGCCATATCTGCGTCGATGACTGGCAGGCTCCCCAGGTCGAGCTCAGACAACCCATCCTCAGGCCATGTATAGGGCTGTCCTGTATCCGGGTGAACGGCGTAAGCCACGAACTGCTGGCCAAGACACAGCACCTCGATCGGCGCGCGCCTGATCCCCCGAAACGGCACGGCGGTCCTGTAAACCAGCACCCGCTTGGGCGCGCGGCCGATCCGCAACGCAGGTGTGTCGCCCAGCCGGTCCCGGGCCAGTTGCTCAATTTTAAGCGCAAGGTCGGGATCGGTAAGGATATCAATGTCGATCGCCGCAACAGCACCCGCGACAATGCCGATGCCGCAATCGGGCCAGCCTGACCAGGTCGCAACTTCGACGTCGGTGGTTGGCCGCGAAGCATGGCGGTTCCATTCGGGATAGTCGGCCCAAGCACCCCGCTGGAATCGGCCCGGCTTTTTAGTGCCGGGCGCGATGGGAAGGATAGTATAACCGTTGGCGATAAGGCGCGAGCCGAGCTGCGCCATGAAGGAGGCTGTCATCAGAATGGGCACTCCGACAGGTCAGCGGCAAGTCCGCGTAGATGGTCGCAATAACCCGTGACCAGATGCTCGACGAAGCCTGCCCACTCGGCATCGCTAAGGGTTGCAAGGTCGGTCTTGCCAATCTTCTCGAGGAAGCGGCCGCCCGCCTGGCCGCCTTTGACCATTGCGGCCTGTTCATTGCGGCTGGTGTTGATCATGCCCTGCCTCCGGTGACAGAGGTCCTGGCAGACGCGGCTGCAAAGATACTTCCGGCTTTCGTCCCGGCGGGGATCGGAGACCCGGTAGTGCGGGACGAACCAGCCGAAGCCGCGGGGTTCACGGTGGCAGACCGAGCAGAGCCCGGGGTTGGCGTATTGCATGTTTCGAACCTGGCATTGGTGATTTCGGTGTAGTTGCCCGACGGGCGCACGGCGATGTGGCTGGGGCGGCGCAGACGGCTGGTCAGCTGAAGCGCGGCGTTAACCGAAGTAGGAATGTGAATTCCCGGCGCACGCTCACGCCACCAGCTTTCAGCTTTGCTGCGGGCAAAGCCGGTGTGCTCCAGGCAGATCCACTCAGAGTGCCAGGCCAAGCCGCACTGGTATGTCACTTTTAGTGAAGGACGGCCGCCAGGCTTATCATGGCGCTGGTAGGTCACATTGTGGACCTGCAACCATTCGGGGCGCCGGGGTTTAGCCGGCGATAGCACGGCCAGCGTTGACGCCGTTGGCGCAACCTTGACCTTGCGGGCGGGGAAGATGAAGCCGCAGTCGGGGCACTCCAGAGCGGCAGCAGCCACGATGCTGTCGCAATCGGGACAAACCTTGACCGGCGCATCACCATCGCCCGAACCTGGCCGTTTGGGTTTGACCAGATCAATCGGGCCATGGCGCTTTACGTT